TGAAGTAACCGATTAAAACTTGGGGATAATTAGGCTATCCGACTATAGGCGTAAGCACGGTTCGCCGCGTGTGATGGCGTAGCAGGTTCGCATCTGCAAGGGCAGTCGGCTTTTTGATTGTTTTATGGAGATTGGCGATGTCTATTACTGCTGCTGAACTGGCTCAAGTGGGTAAGGCTGGTTTGGATTTTTACTTGAAAAATAACCCGATTGATATGGTGGATATGCAGCGCCCGCTGCTGAAGCATCTGTCTGCCAAGAAAAAACCGTTTGCCGGTGCGAAAGAGCATATTGTGGAACAAATCCGCAAGAACTACGGCAGCGCGGGGCAATGGTTTGATTCCAGCGATACGCTGCAATACGCCAAGCGCGATACGCTGGAGCAGAGCCGCTTCCCGTGGTATGAGTTCCACGACGGCATGGCGGTAAACGAAGCGGAGCTGGTGGCCAACGGCATCAAGCTGGACGATTCCGGCAACGGCGGCAATATTTCCGGTGCGGAGAAAATCCAGCTGACCAACCTGCTGCAAGAGAAAATGGAAGCCTTGAAGCTGGGCGCACAGGAGCGTTTCAGCCGCGACCTGCATTTGTCCGGCACCGGCTCGCCGAAGCAGATTGTGGGCTTGGATGGCTTATTGCCTTTGGATAACGCCACCGGTAAGGCGGGCGGCATTGACCGTGCAACCGCTACTTGGTGGAGGCATTATGTGGACAAGGCGCTGATGCCAGCCACTATTCAGGAACAGATGGAAAAAGCCTGGCGTGCTTGTATCCGCCGTGCGCAAGGTATGCCGAATGTGATTTTGGCCGGTGCCGATTTCATTGATGCCTACCGCAAAGCGGCACAAACCAGCGGCACGATTGGCGCGGCTTCCCGTCAGGTTACCGATGCCGGCAAAGGCGGCGTGAGCGCGGATATGTCCACTTCCGGCCTGTATTGGAAGGGTATTCCGATTGAATACTGCCCGGAATGGGATGACAACTTTGCCGGTGCGGACACCACGCTGACCAGCTGGAGCAAACGCTGCTACTTCCTGAATATGAACCATCTCACCCTGCGCCCGATTAGCGGTAGCGATTTCGTGACCCGCCATCCGCCGCGCAGCAAAGACAACTACAACCATTACTGGGCGTTGTTGTGGCGCGGTGCCTTGACCATGAACATGCCGTCTGCGCATGCGGTCTTGGCGCTGAAATAGTGGCTAGCGGCTACCTGGCGGCCATTGTTTGGCTTCAGGTAGCCTGTTTTTAATAAAGCGGCAAAGGATGAAATATGCTGTTGAAAATGTTTGATGTATTGGTGGTGCGCGGTATGGAGACGGAAATTCCGGCTTGTGTGCCGCGCCACGAAGCGGAACTGATGGCGATGATTCACGGCGCGGACGGTATGCGCCTGCGTTCGGAAGAGCCTGCCGGTGTGCTGGAATTTGGCGATGTGCGAGATGAGCGCGAACGCCTGCGCCTGAAATACGGCTTGAAAACCGAAGATGCTTATTGGGTGGATGTGCTGTATCCGTCTGATTTAAGCCTGTCTGAAATGATGCAGCGCGGCGTAGCTGAGCCGGAAGCTGAAGAGACGAAACCTAGCAAGCGCGGCGGCAGGAAAGCGGCTGAAGCCGAACCGGTAGAGGGTGGCGGCGATGAGGCAGCAGTTTAGAACGTTGGCGCAGTTGCGTGAAAGCCTGGCGGTATCGCTGGGCTTTGGCGCGCAGGCCGGCGTGATTGATTTGCAGATTCCGATTTTGAATCAGTTTCTGCAACAGGCGCAGGCGCAGCTATGGCGTGAGGTTGATTGGCGCTATTTGCTGAAGAAGCACACCGAAGATTTAGGCGTAGGCCAGCGGGTGCTGGACTTGCCGGATGATGCGCCGATGGGTGTGCTGTATGGCGTGTATGCCCAAGACGGCGCGGATTGGTATCAGCTATCAGCCGGCGTGCCGCGTGTGGGCGAAATCCCGGAGAAAGGCTTGCCACTCTACTACGAACAGACGGCACGGGAGGAAGGCACGATTCAGCTGGAATTTGAACCAGTGCCGGAAACTGCGCCGGTGCCGATTCGGATTGAATACTATGCCGCGCCGAAACGCTTCGAGCGGGATAACGATAGGTGCAGCGTGCCGGACGATTTGCTGCTGACCTTGGCCTTGGTGATGGCGAAGGGGCATTACCGGCAATCGGACGTGCAGCTTTATACCGACCGCTATGCGGTGATGCTACGCCAAGCTAAGGCGGATAATTTCGGCGTGGATGGCGAAGAGCGCCAGGTGCTGTATGACCCGTATGCCGTGCCGGTAAAACCGCATCAGCTTGTGCCGTAAACAACGGCTGAACAAGGAGGCTGCCTGAAAAACAGGTGGCCTTTTGTTTTGACGTAACCGATTAGAAAGCTGATTTAATACGGCATAGCATAAATCTCAGAAAGGTAAGCGCGATGCTTGAAAAATATGAGAACTCTCCCCGTATCCGCCTGCTGGTCTGGTTGGCTTTGGGTGCGGTGTATTTGTTTGGTTTTGCGGCCTTAATCAATGCTGTTAAGTGGTGGTAAATCATGCCGGCGATTACTTTTGACCGCTTCGATGGCGGTTTGGATGTGCGGCAGCTGGCCAGTTCGGCAGATGCGAACCGGCTGCGCATGCTGAAAAATGCCTATGTAACCACGGGGCGCACCATTCGCAAACGCCCGGGCTTGAAGCGGCTGGGCAGTTTGAATTCGGGCAGCTTCGGCTTGTTCGGCGGGGTGGATGCGCTGTGGACGTTTTCCGCGTTCGGCGGCGAGCATGCGCAATTCCCGCAGATTAAAAACAGCCGCATTCGTGAACCCTATGGCCGGGATATGCGCCGGCTGATACATGCCGAAGTGTTCAACGGCTTTGTGTATGCGGTGGTGGAGTGTGCGGACAGTTCGATTGAGCATCACTACCTAGATGACAAGTATGACACGCTGATTCAAGATACCAATTGCCCGCACTCTAAGAGCTTGATTAAAAAGGCGGGCAAGCTGTTTGCTATTAAAAATGATGTGGTGCGATTTTCCGCCACGGGCAATGCGCGCGATTGGAGTACGCCGGATGATGCGGGATTTTTGCCGGTGGCCTTGCAGCAGAGTGTGAACAATAAGCCGGTGGCATTGGGGGAATATCAGGGCAATCTGGTGGTGTTCTTTGAGGATTCGGCGCAGATTTGGCAGGTAGATCCTGACCCGAAAAACCACAAGCTGATTTCGACTGTGCCAATTGGTACGCCGTTCGCCTACAGCCATGCGGGGATGGGTTCGGATATTTTCTTCCTCAGTCAAAACGGTTTCCGCAGCGTGGCGGTGCAGGCGTTTTCCACCAACCTGATGGACAACGATATCGGCAGCCCGATTGACGCGTTGGTGCAGCAGGATTTGAAACGCCCGCTTGAGCCGAAGATGGTTTATTGGCGCGGCACCGGCCAGCTGCTGTGCTTCATGGGCGATTATGCCTATGTGTACTCCTACAGCCGCAGCAGCAAGATTTCGGCATGGAGCGTGTGGACTTTCCCGTTTACGGTGGATGCGGTGGCGGAACAAGAAGCCAAGCTGTATTTGAGGAGCGGGGCGGATTTGTATGTGTTCGACCCGGACAGCCACTCCGACAACGGTCAGCCGATTGAGGTGGTGGCTGAGCTGCCTTATTTGGATATGCGCAAGCCCGGGGTGTTGAAACAGTTTTCCGGGGTGGACGTGGCGGCAGCCGGCAGCTTGGATATGCAGTTTGCTTTCGACCCGGCACGGCCTGACTTGCTGACCCCGCCGATACATTTAAGCGGCGATACCCGCCCGCTGCCACGGCTGCCGGTGGAAGTGATGGCGACCAATCTGTCTATCCGCATCAGCAACCGCGATGATAAGGCGTTCGAGCTGGCTTCGGTTACGCTGTATTACGAATTAGCCGGAGGATTCGCCGTATGATTGTGCCGCTGACTTTGGAGCTGGCGAATGTGCTGGCTTTTACCATGCGCGAGGATGATGTGCGCGAGATTATGGCGATGCGCCGTGATGAATACCGGCATGAGTTTGCCGAAGAGTGCGCGTATTGCGGCGGCTGGTGCTGCTTGGATAAGGACGGGCTGCCGGTGGCGATGGGCGGGGTGTATGAATGCTGGCCTGGGGTAGGTAATGCTTG